CGGGACCATCCCGCACTCCACAGTTATTTATACATCGACTTATTTATTTCCGATGTTATATTTTGGACATAGCTCCCATTGATCTTTATCCTTAAAGGATATGATCTTTATCTGTCGTAACGGAGCCGTGTCCTTTGCTTCCTGCGCGTTAACCGGAGTAATAAGACCCCAGTCGCTAAGCAGTGTCACAATGGTGTTACGACGCTGGATGTCATTCTCTACTAGGTTGGATGGTTTACCGTCAAGAAGAAACAGCTCCTTGAAGTGAACGATAAAGTACCGCCCTTGTTTATGTAGAATATGACATGATTGGTATAATTTGTTTTCTTTGCGGGAGGCTACCCCGATACGAGTTAATGTTTCCCTAACCTTTAAGAAATCATCTGGCTCGTTGAGAGTTATCTCTAGCATCATAGCCGGAGTCCACTCTACGGCTGTCTCATTATTTTCTTCCACCTTTATAGACCCTCAATCTCAATTCGTTAATCTGTTCATTACTTAGAAGGGTCAAGGCTTGGCGTGCCTTCTCATCGTTATAGCCATAATATTCTTTGACCGCTTCAACCGCTTCGGATTCTTCTGGTTTCAACCACTTGGAGAATCTTTTGCGTTTTCTAATTGTATTTATCAAAAAGTCAAATTGAAGCTTTGAGTCTAGATGGTGATACCGATTCATTTCATTAGCAAGGAGTACGGTATCATTAAAGTATGATAGACCACGGTTAACCATATAGCCATTATAGGCTTTTTCGGCCAAATCGTCTATCATTATATCCTTCTTGCTGTAGTTGATTGCGTTTAAGAATTCAAAAGGGTTCATTACCAATGCCTCACGACACCTGCTATGATAAAGAAGCAGGTGATCCAATTAACGAATTGCAACAACATACGAAGATACAAACCAACCCTTGCGTGTTCCATAGTCAACACAGGTACCTTTGGTTCGTCCTCGTCATTGCGGCCGATATAGTAGTCTAGCGCTCTAGCTACAACCTTTTCCCAGATTCGGTATTCGATCATACCCACTCCGCTGAGGCCATGATCTCTGTCATACATGCTACGACGTTAAGTTCATGGTCTGCTACGAACGCATTCTTATACTGATAGTCAGCAAGAATAAGAACAACCTGAGGAATGGACTGCGGTTGCAGATATGTACTCATGCCATCGTAGATCTTACGAAAGATTGCTTGTGGCTCAGTGTCCATATTATCAACCACCCACTTACGCATACTCTTGAAATCCTTGTCCTTAAGAGACGTCATAAGTGAATTAATGTTATCCTCTGACAGATTAACAAGTACACCAGCATCAATACGACCAGAGACGGAGTATCGTTGACACTCGTTGATCACTCGACGCCAATCAGGAAAGTACCTTTCAACGAGAGCAGCTACTGCTTTTTGCTCAAAGGGAACTGCTTCCTTAGTAAGGATGTCAGTTAACCTGCCAAAAAAGTTAGCGGCAAGTTGTGGCTTTTGATCATTAGGGATACCAAACTCATAAACAGAACACCGTGAATGGAGCGGTTCGATTATTCTGTTCTTGAAGTTGCAGGTAAGAATAAAGCGGCAATTGTTCGAGAATTCTTCGATGAACGCACGGAGTGCTGGCTGGGTTGATTGCGGATTAAGGTAGTCTGCTTCGTCGAGGATGACGACTTTGTATCCGCCTTGGAGCGAAACAGTGCTGGCAAATTGTTTGATTTTTCCGCGTAGCGTATCAATGTTCCCCTCCTCAGATCCGTTGATTAAAATGTAGTCAAGTTCTAGTTCGTTGCACAATGCTTTGGCGACCGTCGTCTTGCCAACGCCTGCCGAACCAGAGAATAACATGTTAGGTAATTCGTTCTTCTCAACGATCTTACTGAATACCTCTTTAAGATCGGTTGGAAGAATACATTCAGATATAGTTTTTGGGCGATACTTTTCGACCCATAGGAAGTCATTTGACATTCACGTGCTCCATAATAAAAAATAAGGTGGCCTGCCCTGCAGGACTCGAACCTGCAACCCTCAGCTTAGAAGGCTGATGCTCTATCCAGTTGAGCTAAGGGCAGAGATGAAGAGGGAGGCCGAAGCCTCCCCCAAGGATTTAGCCAACATCTTTTGGCATTCGTCCCTGTTCTTCTTCAGTTGCTGGTGCTGCTTCTGGTGTAGCTTGCGCTGCGCCTTCTGCTTCACCCTCAGGGGCAGGTGGTTTATTCGCCTCAACGAATTTAACCAAGCGTCCACGAAGGACACCCACTGATTCCAATTCTGGACCCTCAAAGGCCCCACGTTTGGAACATACGTCGATCACTTGAACCATAGCGGCCAAGTCTTGGATACCCAGTGAAGGTGGTGCTTCCGCAGCCGCCTCCTGTTCTACTGCAGTATCTGCTGCTTGCTCTTCAGACATAATTTACTCCTATAAAAGTTTAGTCGACTAGAGTAGAGTATTTATCCACCAAAGGTAGATGATTTCTCAAGTGCAATCCAATATTCAACATCAGCTGACTGATTCTTGAAATGTGAGATCAACTTGCTTGAGATGGCAACATCGTAATCACCAGAGATAAGCTTAAAGTTACCAATGTTGAATACGAAATTGAATTGCTCAGAAGGTCGTGTAACATTTGCGACTTCTAGCTCAAAGGAGTTAGAGGTCGAGTCATTTACATCAGTGACCATAATCTTAGCATCGGTGCCACCTTCAGAACCAGTAACGACCACATCGCTAACACCAAGAGTTGATGCTGCTTTACGCAATGCGGAAAGGTCTTCACTGGTTAATGTAAAGGTGACCTCGGTGGACGGCATGACGATGTCCTTGGAAGGAGAAGTGAGAATGGACGGATCCGAGAAGAAGTATTTAACCGAACGCTTGCCTTCTGTAATGGATACAGAAGTCATACTGTCGTCGAACTTCAATTCTGGATTTTCGAACATGCTCGTCACACCGAGGAACTCGTTCAGATCGTAGATGCCAAACTCACGATCTGGGAATACTTCGGATACGGATGCCTTGGCAAGAATGTTCTTAGCCTCGGCCATAGTTTTAATCGTGCTTCCGGTTTTGAACACGATGTTAGAGTTAATGTTTGCAAAGTTCTTAAGAACTGCGGTCGTTTCACTTGAGAGATTCATCATTTAGTTTCCTTGGTTTCCTTAAGATGTTTTAGGTTCATTTCATTCCACTGCTGTGGAGTGATGTTATCGATTGAACTATTATTATACACCATTTTTGGTGAATTGTAAATAGCTTCATCAGTATAATTATCGGCTGCATAAGAAGTTTCCAACGTGTAACCAAAGTCAGTATTTTCTTGAGAAGGATCTGACTCCTGTTCTTCGTCATGAACATGAAGTGCGATCAACGCGTAATGTAGAACTTTCATAAGATCCTTTCGGTTCTTACCATCCTTCTTACCGTATCGTTGAACGTACTTTAGGCAATTGCCTAGGGCGAATCCTTCGCCATGACCGCAGTCAATAATAAACTCCGTTGACTGAAACTTATTCTTGGAGTAATGTCCATTATAAGTAGAGTCAATGTATGATTGAAGCTCCCCAATCAGAGCTCCTTCGTTGAACTTGTATTTAACCATTCAATGCATCCTCTAAAATATTATCAAGTTGTTCATTGGCTTCAGTAGTTACCTCTGAACTATCACCTACCGTTCCATCAACCTTACTATACAGATCCAAGAAGGCTTCCTTAGTATCCTGGTCGAAACGGTTTACACACAGCTCAATTGCCTTCTTACGATCATTAAAGATAGAGAAGGTTTGAACGATGTGGCATAGACGACGAGTCGAGATCAATTCATCGATGCCGTCGTCATCATATGTCTTACGAATGGTTTCAGACCACTGAGCCAACAACGTAGCAAACTCTTCGTCAGTAGCACCAAACTTATTCATATGATTAATGATGATGCGCTTTTCAGTCGCAAGAGTTGGATATGGTTGTTCCATAGTGATAGTGAAACGCTCAAGGAAAGCTTCATCGATGATCGTTGCCGCTACGAAGCGACCGTCATCAGAACCTTTACCTTTGGTGTTCGCTGTTGAAATAACGTTGAAACCTTTGGCAGGTTTAACAACTTGACCTGTCTTTTTAATCATAACAGGTTTG